ATTTTTTAATATAAAGAATAGTCCCTGTTCCACCATCTTCATCCATATATTGTCGACCGTTACGTGCCTTTATAATACCTTCTGGGTTTCCAGTTCCTATTATTAGAGACATTTCTGATAGCTCTAATAAAAATGAATTAAAAGCCTGAAGTGCTTTCCCCTCTTTATCTACTATAGGTAAATTAGGTTTAATAGGTATTAACATTATTCATACTCCAGTTTTATAAAAGCTGATTTGATAGCTTCTGATAATCTAAACTGTAATACAGCAAAACGGTCAAACCGCCCATTCTTATACCAGGCTATACGTCTTCCATACTTCCCTTTCTTACCTGCTTTTCTTTTCCTTTCTACTCCAAACTTCTTAGCATCTTCTGACACTGCAAGGGAAACTACCGGGTCAGGAACATTGCTATTACCCATACCAGATTCCATTGTAAGCTCTAGCATATTTATAACAATCTCATCACCCATATTTGAGAAAGGCTGAGTTGAAAATAAACGGATTATACTATTCCCGTATTCACTTACATAATCTAAAGATAACTGACCAATGTGGCCTTCTTCAGTATCACCTACTAAAGTTTGTCCATAAGCAGTAACAATAGAACTGACTCGCCAAGGTTGTTCAATTTCCTCTATAGATGAGTTTCTTTCATGCCACTTCTCAGTTACTACATCAAAGCAAATGGTTGTATCTGGTAAAGTGAAAATTATAAAATAGGCCCCTGAATCAGCATAAGACATTCCATATATATTTGAAATCTCTTCATCTGTATAAGAGGCTAATAATTGATCTATAGCTGTATGAGACTTTTTAGTAAAAACTGAACCATCAAATTTCCATACAGCAGGTGACTCATCTTCCCCTGCTCCTATCATATAAAAAGCTGAGTTAGACTTAACTAAAGAAAATGGGGCCTTACAGCCTTTATCTAATATAACATTATTTCTTATAAATGGCATGCTACCAGCTGAAGGTACATTCTGAAAACCTTCAGTTGTCTCAGAACCAGTCATATAAACCTGGTTATTTAAAACTATAGGAGCTACAATTGCATCAGGGTCAGATTCAGCAGTTGCAAAATTTAATGCATCCCAAGAAAGGCCATCATTAAAAGTTGATCTTATAAACTTCTTAGTATCTGTAGATACTAAGAAATAGCTATCCACAAAAACTACAATTTGTGGGTTACCATTAGCAGTAAAATCCGAGTCAGTAATTTCTTGAAAAGGGGTACCTGCTTCTTCATTATAAATATAGCCTTTACCACCAGGGACTAATATCATTAACTGAAAGCCATTATCAGCCATAGAAACTCTTCCTGAGCCCTCAATTACCCCTAAGTTTACAGGAGTATAGACTACAACGTTTACACCTTCTTGCCGTTCAATTGTTCTATCTAATCGATAAAGGCTGTTTCCATTAACAAAGTAAGGAATACCATTTTTAACATGGCTTCCTCTATTACCCTGTCTAATGCTCCCAGTACTGGCCAGTAGGCTTATCCCAGGTGTAAAGAGTAATTGCTCAGTAGATAGAGCTGGAACTGTTGGTATATTAACATAACAGTTACTACATCTTTGATGTGATATGGGTAAGACTTTATCTTTATAAAATCCATTTGTTATACTAAGTTCTTGGGCCATTATTTTATCCTCACGCCCGAAAAATTTATAGATGACGCACTTGCCGAAGCCGTTGTGGTCGTCAATGTTATAGTCATATTACCGGCCCCACTCTCCCCGTCATCGTCTGTCACTGTCAGAGCCTCGGAATTAGCCCCACTTGACAATGGAACACCCGTAACATAAACAGGATAAACATCCCCCGTAGGTGTCCCGAATGTGACAGTACCGCCAAGGCTACTCGTGCCGCTTACTGGTGCCCTACCGGTGCTTACGGTTACTGATGCGGTGTAACTTGTCGGGGTTGATGTGGTTGAATAGTCTGCCGGCATTGATACTATTGGGTTTGTACCGGATGTTCTTGTGACCGTGGTTGAACTTGAACCTGTGTTACTCGCTGAATCAGTGGCCGTGATCGTAAAAGTATTATCCCCGACAACCAATGGCACTGTGACTGAAAACGGGTAAACTAAGCCTGTTGGGGTGCCTAAAGTGACAGTATACCCGCCTGTGCAGGTCGCTCCGGTTATCGTGGTACCGTCTACCGCTGTTATTGAGCCGGTTACGGTCACTTCTGATGCTGTTGTTGAGGCTGTTGTAGTGATTGAGACTGTTGGGTTAGTGCTTGCTGAAAAAGTGACTGGATAGCCGGTTGATATAACATAATCACTGTCCACTACGTATACATACGCAGTTTCTCCGCTTGAAAAATCACCTTGGTTAATTGTTACAATAATGCGATCTCCGGTTGCATCCCATTCTGTTGCTGGCTGGTATACCCTCTTAGTGCAAGTTACCCATGTTGAGCTATTACCAATTTCTACCCTGGCCGGAGTAGAATCAACAATCCAGTCATCATAATAAAAATCTACGTCTGCGTCAGACTCTGTAGTGTTCTCAAGATCATGCTTAAAGTCCAATATGGACCAATTATTGTCACCTGATAGGTGTGTCACAAGAGTGCCACTGTCCACAATTACATCATTAGCGACCCCATCTATAAGGTGTGTCACTGTCCACGTCCCATCTGCGGCACCATCAGCGCTATTCCGTTTCCCATATATCTCAACACGAAACCATGCCTGATTAGGCAGAAAATGTCCCCAATGAAGGGAAGAACCATAGTAAGACCCACCTGCCAACACATTATCTTTAATAGCCCCTGATATCCAATCAACGGTACTGCCATTATCTCTATAATACGGATAAGAGCCAAATCCAGATGTTACAGTATATGGATTATCCCTTACGGAATACCATTTTATTTGCGTACCGCTAGAATCTGTATCCCCTTTGATAAGGTCAAGCTTACAGTAGAAAGACCAATATACCTCCGTCTGATCTGACTCATAATTATACCAAAGATACGCCTCATCACCGGATTCACCGATGGTATGTTTTGCATTCCCCTTGATACCATTTCCATAACCAAAAGAATCAGACCCTGTAACATAACGAAATTTGGTACTTAAGTCGGTTATACCTGATTCTGCAATAAGATTACCAACTGTCCCAGAATCAAATGTAAAATTTTCAATAGGGGCTGGGGTCGATTTACTTCCGAAATCAGACCCGGTAAAAGTCACAGATGAACCGTGTGTGATAGGGTTAGTGTGACTCGTTATGCCAGCATTTGCCACGTTAGCTATTATTAATAATACTATGCAAATTATCAGTTTTTTCATGGCTACCTCGGACTTGTAGTGTTGTTTCGTAGTGAATATGCGTCTCTCGTACTGTCAGAGTACACAGATAAGTTATCAACATACGACTCTCCACCAGTTACCCTACCGCTTCGAACCACTATAGCATTATTAGTATAGGCACTGTATGTCTTTGAGGCTATAGTGGTGTCAACGTTATCCACTTCAAGAGTACATCCGTTCCCCGATTGGTCAAGCCTCAACACCACAAAATACCAGGTATCGGTGTTGAGAGATAGCCCGCTTGTTGCCTCAATTACCGGATAAGATCCATCCACTCTAACAGTGACATGCAACTCTCCTGATGTTGAAGATGGTCCGACAGAAACGAAATTTTGACTATCATACTCTGAATATAGAAATTGACCGCTGCCTGGCCAAGACGACGGGAAATACACCCACGTTGCGAATACAGCATCATTCAGATTAAGGTCAACCGCCCGATAAAAATAATCTCCTGTTGTTGTTCCTTGCACCCCTTGACTGCCTATGTGGGAGGCTACAGCGTTAACATCAGGTATACTTTGAGCGGTCATTGTCCCGGATTCAGGATAATCATCTGATGACAAATCATAATCCCCTGAAGTCCATGTATTCTCCCATCCAACCCAAAGAACAATATCTGCATAAGTTGCAACCTCGCTGAAAGTACAGATAAGCGTCTTATCTTCATCCATATCGATATCAAAATTAGGACTCGTCCCTGTTACGTCTGCTGAATCTGTACCTGTCCAAGTTGTTGTGTCTTCACTGCCTGAATAAGTTACATCCAAGTCTGTTGCACCTGACAAGCCCGTAATCGTATGAGGTGAGCCTGAGCTTGTATATGCTGTACTGTCTATTGTTAGAGTACTATCTCCTGAGATTGTTAGGTTTAGGGAGTAGGTGATGGGATCAGCGGTATAAGTTCCCGCTACAATGTCCCACAACCCCGTATCAGACTTAAAAAAGAATCCACCGTCTGTGGTGTTCCCGTAGAAAGTATCTGCTGTGCTTGAGCTTGTCGGGTCTGATGTGCTTTCGCTGTAATCAAGGTTTCCGGTGCCCGCTGACCCGTTAGACGCAAATGTTAATCTTCCCTGAGCATCAACTGTGATATCTGCATTTGTATAACTTCCTGCTGTTACGGCTGTGTCGGATAGTTCTGATGATTCGATGTCTCCGGGTTGAAGAGTTGTATTTTTTTGAAATACCACTGCATCAACCGATTCGTCAAAACCAAAAACCTTAACATCTGCCCCGTCCTGTTTAGCATAAAAATCCAAATCGGAATTTTCAGCACCTTCAGCACCATCAATGTATGGCCCTTTTATTGAACTTGTCTGCTTGTCTGCATCTGTTGAGCCCGGAGCATCAAGATCATAGAAAAACAAACCACCATCTGATGTTATAGGAAGTTTCAAGCCATCAGTGTCTATTGATGCACCAGAATCTTTCGGATTTCCTGTTGCGTCAAGAGTGAGGATGTTATTTTCTGTGCCACCTGTTACTATATCGGCTTTAGTGTCAATCCCTAATATTACCTGGGTTTCTGCTATCGTTTTAGGATCATACTGGCCAGTAGAGCTATTCCAAGCGGGAAAGTCATTCAGTGTATTACCATCGACAACATTTGAAGACACTGAGCCTCCTGTTGCGCTAATAACGGGCTCAGTTGCAGTACCTGAAATAACAATATTTGTCCCAGCAATAACTGAACTTACTTTTGTAGCTATATTAGAAGCATTAGTACTAATACTCTCATCCTGCTCATCATTTTTATTATAGATCTCCTCAGTCATAGAATCTACATCTCTAAATGAATCACCAACTGTGTACCCAGATGGGTCAGCCTCTTTCTTAGCCTCAATATCTACTCTAGCAGCATAAACACTACTAGTTATTAACAGAATTAAAATTACTAGCCAATACTTTTTCATTTTATACAACCTCCCAGTTACTGTCTAAAGTTTCATCCCAAATATCATTTAGAGCATTATTCCATATACTATCACTTGGGATACTTGTTGTTGCTTCTATTACACACGGGTAGAATACATCTTCTCCAGGTTCTACATTTCCTGAACCTCTTGGGAGATTACATGGATACGATGAAGATGAGATAGATATACCTAATCTATACATCTGCTTCATCCCTTGTCTCGCATTTGTTACAATAAGAATTGGTGGCTCTGGTGTTCTATATTTAGGCCAAAGTCTAAAACCTAAAAGAGATATAAGTGAATCTATAGCTCCATCAGGGATTGTTACTATATCATTACCTTTTGTTAATTTAGTAAAGCCTAGGTCTACCCCATTAGCTTCGAGAGTAGCCATTATACGATTTATCCCTTTTATACCTGCTCGCTCATCAGAAGCTCCTAATGTAGTTTCATCCATATGGACTGAAATATCTTCAAGAGCTTCTATTATGATGTCTTTAGCTGTCTCATCTGAAATTGACATAGCCTAGGCTTCCTTTTTATTCTTCAGCGATTCTTTTCCAACCAAGTTCTACTGCATGCTCAATTGTTGCATCTTCAGTATTAGTTCTAACCTTTTTACCTGAGGGCTTCTCCCAGGTGATTTCAGTAATAGGAGCCTTTTTAACTTCCTTTTTAGGCTCTTTCTTAACCTCTTTTTTAGCTTCTGCCATGACTTCTCCTTAGTTATTATAGGGCTAAAGATTAGCCCTATAATATTTTAAGTGTTAAAATTAACTTCTACCGAATGCCTGACCTGCAAAGAATGGATTCAGAACACAGTAAGCTGGCCTGAAGTCAATTCTTACAAGATTTTCATTTTCAAGAAAGTTTGACCCTTTAGAAACACGGAACTGAAGACCATCTGCAGTGGTTGCAAAAGTATCAGTACTGTGGAGTCTCTTAATTGGGACAGAACCAATTGAAAAAGCATCTTTGTGCCAGAACAAGTTAGGCTGAATCAGAGTACTCGCAGCACCAAGAAGCGTTACAATGTCACCGGAAACGGCTGCAGTGTCAGTAGTATTATATGCACCCGTTGCCTCATAAATAGCTGGGCCCGTTACAGTGATATTACCTGTACCTGTGCCACTTAGAGTTACATCCTCAACAACTGTTGCAGTCCAAACGACATTAGAGCCAGTTTCATCAATAACAGCTTTGCGAGTTGCAAGGTTAAGACGATTACGACCAGTAATCTGAACAACCTCACCAGCTTTAATATCAAGGTTTACACCAAAGCCAGATACAGCAAGAACCTGAGTCATAGTGTCTTTTGCAGCCACATAGGTAACGAGTGGGTTAGATGCAAGAGCACCGACACGATCAGAAACAGAATCTGAAGTCAAACTGGCCAGTGTGGTCCCAGACATAACTCTGTCAAAGCCACCGTATTGTTCAGTGATAGTTGCTTTCTCATGCGCAGTCTTAACTAAACCACCGGCAGACCCACCAGCACCAATTGAACGCTGGTCACTTGCAAGTTTTCTTTTTGTAAAAGGGTTGCATGCAAAATACCATGGTGCATCCATTGGGACACCACAGGCCTCGAGCATTGCATCAGCCTCAGAAACATGGTCCCACTCATCTACAGCCACACCATAGGTTCCAGACATAAGAGCTGTATTCTTAAGCATGAACTCAGCAAAATCGAGTTCAATATCTGTCACCATTCGTGTAGACATTGGAGCAAGAAGAGCTTCAAGCTCATCCATTTTGATTGCTTCATCTGCCTCGTCATAATCAACGAAAGCAGTAAAGTAATCCTGGACAGTACCTACTGCCTTGCCTGTGATGATATCATTTGCAGTTTCACCTGAAACATCACCTTTAGCCGTACGGACTGTTTTGTAATCAGTTGGGCGTTTAAATGCCGTTGTATCACCAGAAGCTGGATTGAATTTACCTTTAAGCTTCTGAGTGTTTACATTCTTTGAAAGGACTCTTTTGGCATTAAAGCCAGCAAGAAAACCTTTCGCAAGTTTCTGGGTAAAGTTACTGTCAAAATTATTAGCCATTTAATTATTCTCCAGTTTCAAAGGTGCACCCTTCCAAATTGGGATCTTCATTCTCAATTTTACCTTTACCAGAAGGCTGATAAGTTGGTTCAGGCGCCTTTGTTGTTTTTGGTTTAAGCCCCATAGCTTTCGGAGCTATCTCAGTTGCAATATAAACAGCAGCTTCTGTATCAGGCATCTTACTGACTTTATCAAGTTCATCAGTATTCTGAGAAAGATAAAGAACATTTAAAGGGTCACCTTTAAGCAAGAAAGAGCATAACTGCTGTTTCCCTAAAAGTGCAGAACCAACTTTGTCCTGGCTTTCATTTACAGTCTGCTTGTCAATCTTATACTCTTCAGCTTTAGCATAACAAGCTTTAACTGTTTCCAGATGAGCCATAACTGTTGCTTCTTGCTCTACTTTCTGACTTTCAAGACGACTGTTTTCAAGAGCTTGTTTTTTAGTTGCCTGATGAGCATGCAAGACTATAAGCTCATCACGCTCTTCCATCTTCTTAGCAAAGTCAGGATCCATTGTACTGGGAAGATCAGGTATTGGGGGAAGCTCTTCTTTTGTTGCTTCTGCTAACTTAGCCTCAACTGCTTCCCTTAGTCTTTTCTCCTCAGCCGCCTTTTCCTCAGCTGCCTTTTTTTCATAATAGAATTTATTGATCTTTTTTTGAACAGGATCAATTTCTTCCTTTTTCTCAGGCTCAGTATTATCTTTCTTAACTGGCTCACCTTCAACTTTCTCTGAAGGCTTACCTTCTTCAGACTCCACTTCACCCTTTTTCTCTGTCCCGGGTTTTTCGATGACTGTTTCTTCAGGTGTAACATCATTACCTTCAACAGTAACATCACCTTGTCCGTCAAGTTCTTTTTCCATGATTCTTCTCCTTATCCCGATATTTAAGGCTACCGTAACCTGTCCCTGGAAAGCAGTCCAGTACTGTTATTCTGCTGCAGTTACAACCTTTACAGCACCTTCTGTTGAATACAAATCACCAGCTTCAAGTCCACCAGTTAATGCTGCTGCATTGTCAGCATATTCTGTAAGAACAATCCCCTGGCCAGCCTGTAAATCTGTAACGTCAGACTCTACTGATGACTTTGATGCATAAAGCTCATCAAAGTTATCATCAACTCTTTTCATCTCTTCTTTTGTTGGTACAAAACTTCCATTCTGTACTATACTTTTCTGAGCCATAACTTCCTCCGTACTTATTCTGAAGCCTTTATTGCCTTATTCAGACTTTCAGATTGGTTTTTATATGCTGAAGTATTATCTGGTCCCATAATAACCTCAGCACCTATTGCCTCTTTAATTGTTTTCAAAGTCTCTGCCATTACTTTAATCTGCTCATCCTGAGCTTTCATTGCTTCAAGCACAAGTTTGTTATTTTCAATTTGCATTTGACCATCGACTTTCTTTGCATCAAGTTGAAGCTTCCCAACTGCTAGTTCTAACTTTTTCCCACGTTCATCTATCTTACTTAGAATATCTGCAGTGTTAGCTTTAGTCTTTTCAGCTGTTGCTTGAGCCTCAGCAATTAAAGCTTTATCCATTGCGCTTGGCTCTGGTGGAGGTTGATTTGCAATTGCCTGTTTTTCTGTTTTTGTTAGCTCGTCCTCAGGGATAAGTCCTTGTTTAATCATTGCAGCACGAGTTCTCTTTGCAATCTTTTCCATACCAGGAGCTGGGATATTAGATAGATAAACGTCTTTACCAAGCTCTAGAATAGATGGGTCTATTCTTGCGATATTTTCTATTGTCCTAACCGTTTCTTGCTGACGGTTACTAAATGCTGGACCTGCTGAACAAGTAAAACTATAAGTACCTTTAGAAAGGTCATTAATCTCAACAATCTTTCCAGACTCATTATCGTAAATACGCTCATTGATAGTAATTGTATCACTTGTTCCATCTAATCCATCTAACTGAATCTCACGACGAGCATCATAGACTCTTGGAATTGCATCACCAATAACTCGGCAGGTATGTGAAATGGCTATTTCCATTGAAGTAAAATAGCTCATATTCCCAGTATCACCTTTATTCTGTAATACTTCTAAAGCAACACCACTTTGAAGCCCTAAATCTGGATTTCCTGAAGGGTCAAGTCTTCCAGAGATAGAAGCCATATGTTCTTTCATATCCCTACTTGTTTCAGATAAACCAGGATTAATTTTTGCACCACCAGTCTCATATGGTGGAGGAACATCTTCAATATGATTATAAAGCTGAACAGGGTCAGTATTTGTATTTAAAGTTTGAATCGTGCTTTTGTTTTCTCCAACTTGTTCTGCAGTCATCCATATCTTAATTCTTGGAGCTAAAGCACCTTCTTCAACTTTCCTTGATTCTACATAGTTTAAAATCCGTTGAGGGTCCATATGTTTTTCAACAAGACCCCAATAGATCATTTTGTCCTCAGAAATCTCATAGTTACCATAAACAGGAATTAAAGGAATATAAGTAAAAACAGTTTCAGCAGCATCAGTAAGAAAGTCTTGGCCATCTAGTAAACGATGATAGACTCTAGCAGCTCTTGTTGTTCGTGACTTTTCAACTGTAACACCTTTATACTGTAGCTCATCCTTAATAGACTTAAATTCTTCATCATCTATAAAAACTGAGCCATTAGTCATTAAAACTATATCAACTGTTTCATATTTCTTCCAGAAATGCTCGGCAACTACAACAGCATCACTTTTTTTATAGGAATAAACACTCCCATATAAATCACGACCAATTGACATTTGACTACCTTTGGGGAAGTCCTGATCATATTTTTTCTTTGACATTGAAGTAAGTTTAAAACCCCAATCTGAATCTGACCCATCTTGTTCTTCTGCTGAAGGGTCAAGCCAAACACGGTCCATAAAATTACTAATAGGATAAACCATTAAATCTTGATCAAAGGATAAAGGGTCACGATAATCATGTTTAATACCCCAACCCCCAATACCTGAGGTCAACATCTGTTTCCCAGCAGCACGGTAAATGTACTTTGCACCATTACCTGAGTTGTTTTCAATATTTCTTATTAAACCATCATAATGTAATGCAATTTGAGTTGTAGCTGGACCTCCTGCAGGTGTCACTTTAATATCAAAATCCATACTACTCATTTCACCATGGGCGTCATTTACTATCCCACTTGTCAAATCAATAGTATATCGAGGTTTTCCAGTAAATTGTCTTATAACCTCAGGTTCCCACTGTCCATCCCTTTTATTGATGAAATGGTCAGCCTCTCTAGCTCTCTCACGGTTATCGTGATCTGCTTTTTGGGATTCTTGGAGATCTTTTAAAACATTATTATGCGTAGGTTCTAACTTTGCCATGTATCAAACTCCAAGTTTAATGCTGTATTAGTATTATCCTCATCATCAAAAGCCATAGTAAGAGAGTCAAATAAATTAGGACTCTCAATCTTAAATTTCTTCTTCATTTCAGGTTTAGGATAAATCTGAATAAGACCATTATTATTAGGTTTACGTGGAATACGACAGGTTTCAGATCGCAATAAGTCTATATCCTCGATATCTGAGCAAATAGAGATCATTTTACTAGGATCAGTCCATATCCCTTTTTCAACTGCAAGCCATGTATAAAAGAATCTGTCATGTAAATTCCAGATTCTTTGAGCACGCTTATTGAAGAAAGTCTCTCTATTTGTCTTCCGTTTCTTTTTATTAGAATTGATACCTTCATAAATCTGGCCAGGGTTATCAACCTTGTTGCTTCCTTTATACATCTGAAAGCTGATCTTCTTACCCTTGAGCGCCTCGGATATCTGCCGGTTTAACACTACGCCCATCCCATCACAGTCCCAAATCAATAAATCGACTTGTTCCTGTATGCAGTACTCTAAAGCCCAATCAGTTCCCTCATTTACATCTCCTGTAGCTTTACGTTTAGCTTGCTTTACTACAGAGCCATGGCGGTGAACTAGTGCTTTATCATCATACCCTTCATCTGATGGGTCATAGCCTACAACCTCAATCCCAATAGCTTTAAAGTTTAATTTTTTATGAGCATCAATTGCAGCATCAAACCATTCAGCTTTAATAACTGCATTCTCTATATCATCATTGAAATGACCAAGCCACTTATGGTCATACTCAGCCCTAGATAAATGCTTCTTATCAAAAGCACGCTCATTCTCAAGCTCTATAGGAAACCATGGATTCTCATCATAGTTTGTCCAAACAATATAATGTAGATCATCTTCATAAATACCTGTTTTGAGTAATTGCTTGTAAAAAGGCAGGAGGAACCTTTTTGCCGTAGCATCCTCACGTGATTGTGGGTTGAAGATGATCCACAATTCGGAACCCTCTTTACGAAGGGTTGGTGTCAAATCTTTTAAAATTTCAGTTGTTAAGAAGTCTCCCTCTTCAACTAAGAAAATATCAAACCCAGAAAAGGACTTAACTGACTTAGAGTCACGGCCTAGCCCTTTAGACTTGAAAAAACCACCAGATTTGATATGTTCAATCTTTCCCTTTTGAATCTTGAAACCAGGAACACCCATTCTGGTTATCTCATCAGAGATTAGCGTCCATACACTATCCTCAATAGATGACCCAAATTCCCTAAAAGCACAGACTCTTTTCCCCTTAGAAACTAGCAAGATGAGGATATCAACGCAAGACTGAGACTTAGTCCCAGCTCTTCCACCGATAGCCACTTTAAACCTTTTATGTGTAGATAAAAAGGGATAAAGTTTATCTGTTAACTTCATCTTTATTTTAGGATTCGGAGTCATCTTTTCCTTTTATAATATCCAACATTTTAACAGTAACCTTATGCTGGTTCCACATCACATATAAGAAAGCTAATAAAACAGGGTAATCTGATAATTTGTCAATTAAACCTGGTAATAAAGCCTCCATTATTCTTCTCCCTCTGGCTTAGATTTAGGCTGGGCCTCAACATGGGTTACCTCAACCTCAAATCCAAATTCTTCTTTTAAAGCACCAATAAGACTCTCCACACCCTCTAGCCCTTTTTGGATAATCTCATGCCGTGTAATCAATTTATCATGTGTAGCAGCTAAAGAGCTAATCGTTCTAGGATCAGGGTATTGCTGTTTAGCTACAGCAGCAGAAGCATTCTTCAAACTGGCCAGTATGTCATCTTCAGCAATCGCTAATGCCTGCCAGGACTTGGCAGTATTGAGCGCGGTTAAGCCCAACATCCTGATTTGCACTGACTTGTAAGTCTGGTTTACATGGGCCTCAAAGTTCTGTAAATCCTCTTCTGTGTCTAAGGATTTACGTGTAATACAGTGTTGCTTGATCCAAGACTTAACTTCTGCAGGAGCTAAACGGTAATATAGTGCAAGAGCTTCAATTGATTCATCTAAATAAGTATATCGATAAGTTAGCTCTTCACGTTCTGCTAATGTAAGCAGCTCAGGCTTACAGATAAAAGGGCGAGTTACAGTCCCAGGTTCTGCTTGTTCTTGTTGCTTTTTATTGAAAGCTGCTAAAAAATCTTTAGAATTATCCATATTTTCTATCATAGCTTAAATGCAAAGAAATGTAAAGGCCAAATAGCCTGAACGTGGTATGTGGCACGTAAATTGTTATAGTAGTTACACGTTTTCTGTGAAAATCGGAAAAAGTCTGAAGGGTATATAGATGAACCGGTGTCTCCCTTTTTAAGAATATTATTTTGGATTGGCTTCCACACAGGCGTACGTAGTGCACGAGCGTAGCGAGGGCAAGGCGTACGCCTGCTCCTTAAGATTTAAGATGGACAACGTCCATCATCTTGATACAGATACGAGCGTAGCGAGTACCTTATTGCTCCTTGTTCTTTCGAGCGAAGCGAGGAAAATTTATTAAACCATACATCTTGTCAAGACATACCATAATAGTGTTAGAGTTTATGTGCAAGCCACATCCAAAAATAAATAAAAAAAAGTTAAATTATTTAATAAAAAGGGTTGACGAACTTAAATTAATAGTGTAATATATAATTAAGAGAGTGAGAGAAAATGTTTAATTAAATTAATTTAAAGGAGAAAGAATCATGACAAAAGAAATGACAAAACAAGAAATGGCAGCAATGATTGAGACTCTTAAGGCAGACAATGAAGCACTTAAACAGTCAAACGGTGTAAGTGTTAAGAACAAAGTCATGGATTTGATTGAGAGCGGTGTTAATAATATCGAAGATATTGCATTGAGACTTAGTATCTCAAGCAAAAATGTAAGTTCAAACTTGACATATCTTCGAAATGATATGAAGAGTGAAGGTAAAACCATCATCTCATTAAGGATTGATGGCAAGACCTTCTTGAGTGTTAAGTCATTCAAAGAAATGGGCTGGGATAATGTCGTAGTAAAGTAAAGTATTCCAAATAGCTTAAAGTAAAAGGTCCATATCATAAAGGTATGGGCCTTTTATTGTTTGTAAAAGTAAACAGTGTTCATGCCGAAATCCTCTTTTCTCCAAACTAAACAACGTTCACAGTATAGACAAAGTGTTCATGCCGAAATCAGTGTTTTGATAAAATAACATTGTTCGACCAAATTGGCTCCGTTCAGTCCTGCTGGGCGAAATTTGGCCGGGCTGGAAGTCCAGTTGGGAAATCGTGGTACGTTCAAACTGGAAATATTCAACTGGCTGGGCCCAAATGGCTGGGCTGGATTCTGTGGTGCGTTTTCACGGTACGGTCAAACCAAATTCGTTTAAGCTGGAAATACATCTGGCCAGGCTATAAATCAGGCGTTTCTATTTCACTTTTGCAGGTCCATGGTACACTAGCTCACTTAGATACCTCAAACCTATAAAAGTCATTCAGTCTGGACCCGAAAACGGAAAAATTAATTAAATTCTTTGCAACTTCACCATACGTCCTATTTAGATTTTCCTAAATTCTTAATATGGTCTCCAAATAGCTCCGTTTTCGCGTTTTTAGGAAAAACGAGTACTAATATATAGGTTTCAAGTTTTGAAGCTTAAAATGAGGTTTAGCTCACTCTCTGGCCAGAAAGGAGTGGGCAACAGAGTGGATCACGAAAAACGTTAACTATTTGATTTTATTAGGTTTTATTTATGTATTATTCTATTACTACTCTATTACTCTTCTACTCTAACTTTAAAAGAAAAATACAGTAGTAATTATCCTTATGTTTAAATTTAATAAAAAAGTTTTGAAAAGCCCGGTGTAGGGTGTAGGGTGTGGCTTAACGTAAACAGCGTTCATACTACTGATTTTATTGCAAATATCCGCTATATTAAATGTTCCCTCACAGGTAAGGTGTAGATTTTGGTGTTTTTACACT